TCAACAAAGAAACCTGTATGAAGACGTTCGTTACCAGAAGAGTCAAACAATCTTTCGTTAGTCGCATTAAGTTCTAACAGAGAAAGTGTTGTAGCTTCTTCTAGTTTGTCGAGACGTTTGTCTAGTTTACCAATATCTTCCATCGTGTATCCACGTCTTGGAATGATAGTGGTTTTTAAATCTTTTGTGTGAAGTGTGTTCGCACCTAGTTCGATCTTATATAGATCAATACAATCTACAGGAGTAGATGGGAACTTAGGCATCATTGAAGACACACCTTGGATGTAACGTAACTCACCACCTTTTGACAATACTAGTTTGTCAAGACGTGGCATGTAGTATTCCGCATCCGCATTTACAAGAGTGTTTTCTTGTGGTAATCCAAATATGTGTGTATCACCACCTGTGAATGTTTCGTCCGTAGTATTTACGGAAGGACGGAAGTCAAGAACATCTCTTAATGAAATAACCTTGCCATTTGTACGGTGAACTGGTATACTACCATATGTGACCTGACCGTCATATGAATTAACACCGAAGAAATCACCATCACCAGTGTGGTGGAAATACTTCATTTTAACATATACTGGTTGTTCGTCTGAATCTAATCCAGAACCTTTATAGACTAGTTTACCTAGACCATAGTGAGTGTCACGTTGACCGTTGTCAATACCAAATGCACCCAATACATTCTTACCGTCCGAGTCGTCTACAGTACAACGAGTGATCTCATAGATGTCAGTCTTTCCTAGATTGATAAACCTAGTACCGTCTCCATCTGAATCTAGTGTTCTTGTTACTGTATGTGGACGTAATTCTTTTGCTTTTTGGCTTGCATTATTGATCTTTTCGTAGTATAATACATCGTAACTAGTACCATCAACCAGACCACCAATTGTAGAAGTGGTTGAACCAAAGGATACTGTTGTATCTGCTACAACATCACTATCCGCAGATGAAACTATCCAGTTACCAGCATTCGCAAGATCACCTGATGCACTTGCAGTAACACTGACTTCACCCTGAGCATCCGCTTGTGTTTGTGAGATTCTTTTTGCAACGGTAAGAGAGATATCCGAAAATATCTTAGGTCTACGTATCGGTGCATCAAACAACAATGGTCGTTTATCTGTACGATACATTTTAGTTACGCCAGTGCCTGGCTCTCTATAAATGTTTAGGTAGTTTGCAGTAGGACTTGACTTAGCACAGATAGATTGTATATCACGTATACTTGCTCCTGCTGAAGTAATTGTTGTTGCGAAAACATGAAGTTTTTTCTGACCTGCTATACCACCCGCTTCATTCAAAGCACGTACACGAGTAATACCAATAACTGATCCGCTACCATTTGCACCATTATGGAGATTTAACTCTTCACAACTTGTGAAGTCAGGCATTTTACCTTTACCATTACTATACAAGAAATAGTTACCGTAGTCAATAGTAATCGAATCATTATTTCGTGATAAAGTTTCTTGTGGTTTATCAACAATGATAGTTGTCTCCGCATCTTTATTTACACGGAAACCTTTAACATATGCAGTACCAGGCGTTACTTTTAATTTAAAATTAGATGTGGTGTTAGGTGCAAACGAAGCACGGAAGTAACGTTTGATGTAATCACCAGCTGTCTCGTGAGTACGTGTCGCCATCTCTTCACGGATCGATTTGAATCCTGAGCTTGCAGTAACAGAAGATACAATCTGACCACCAGATACTTCAATGATAGGAATGAAGATTTTATCTTTTGTGACTACACGTGCATCTGACAGTACCAAACGAATACGATATCGATCTGCGCCAGGCGATGTTAGGTTAGGTGTTGCACCTTGATTATCAAATAGTGTTACATCATCGTCCGCAGTAACAATGTCTTGTGTAATGGTGAAACCAAAACGTGAAGATGCATTGTTAGAATACTTACGGAATACTAACCTTTGTGGTGGACAATATACAATACGTCCTTGTATAAAGAAATGTCCTTCGTCAACCTGAATCGATGAACCTAAACCAACCGCTGGGTTAGTCGTAGTATTGATCTGTTGTACATTTAGTGTAAAGTCACCACCTGTACTTGTTAATGTGTCTCCAGCTGGTACACGAGTACCTGTCTCACTACCATTTGAATCTTGGGTGTACTCTACGTATAATGTATCTGGATCACCATTCTCAGCCGCTAGGGCAGAAACTACAGTAAACTTAATTGTATTATCTGAACTTGAAAACTCAACACCTTCCAACGTAGTCGGATCAGATGGAAAAGGTGTACTACTCGCAATCTTTATGAACTCAAGTTTGTTATCACAACGGAACGAGCCAGGCGTGATAGCTGCACCTTCCTCAAATAGGTTACCAGTTAATTGTGTAATCTCTTTTTGGATAACAGTCTGTAACTGAGTAAGTTCACGAGCCTGCAATGCCTTACCACTATTAAAGAGAATACGATGATAGTTCTTAGACTTATCGTAGTCGTCCTTATAAGTTGATGGAAATGTTTGTTCAGTATACGTTGTTGGCATCTTTTTACCTTAAAGTTGTATGACGATTTTTAAATCTTCGATTTGTTCTGCGGAACGGTCTACTGCCGCCCTGTTATCAATATATAGGAGTTCTCCAGTATGCGGATCGAACTCTCCAGCAAGTTGTTGTGATACGATACCAGTATTACCACTTGGATCTGTAACAGAGTTACTTGCTGTAAAACTTGTGAAACCTGTTGTTTCATTTTGGTGAACTAAAAGACGTGCAGTTAATAGAGATCCGTTAACAGAATCTACAGTATCGATATACGCCTTTGCACCTGTAGACTGATCTTCAATAGTAGTATCTTCTACGAATGTACCGTTAGTTGAAGTCAATTCTAATTTAATTAATCCGTTACCAGTTGACTCAGTAAACAATTGGTCATCTGGTCTATCGTCCGAGTCTGCAACCAATGGACTACGTAGTAATAGTACTTGACGGAAAGTATTGTCACCTAGTAAGAAGTCTCCCCCTTCATTACCGTCAATCTTTGCGTTAAACATAACCGCAGATGATTTGAGATCGTCACGAGGATCTGCACCCAAACCTTTAGTTGGCCCGACAATTGCACGACCTGTTGCACCGTTACCCACACCAGTAACTTTTACTTGGGCACGATGGTAACCTGATCCACGGAATGAACCTGTTGACCATCCATTAGGATTAGTACCACCAAGGTTACCAGCAGAGTCTTGTTTTATTAATAAGTTTACTAGTGCATTACCACTAATGACTGGAGTAATCTCAGCACCAGTTCCGTCACCAATAACTGTTGCAGTAGGTGTGGATGTATATCCAGTACCACCAGCAGTTACCGCAACACCTACTAACTCACCAGCACGAGCCGCTACTTCTACTGCACGTTGTTCTACTTGTTCCGCAGTTGCATCAACAGAAGCTGCTTGATCTGAGTCAACAAACTGAACGGGCATGTATGCAGAAGATAAGAATTTAGAGGCATTCAACGCACCAATAGAATACAAGAACTTCCAGACATATCCGTCTGAAGTAGTAAATGGTGTACCAGTTGTATTACCAGTCGGTTGTTCAGTAGAGTTTACTGGAGTACCAGTTGCATCTTTACCTTGTTGTAGACAAACATAAATTTCTTGGTTACTATTCATTACATAGAATGGTTGTATAGGATAACCAATATGATTATCATCATACGCAGAATACTGAGTACCAGAAGACCAGTTATAACGAGGAACCGCAAATGACTTATCAGTAATATTCTTGATAGATTGCAAATTCATTCGTGCATCACGTTCATCTCTCTCACGGTTTTGTGGAGTTACAGTCGCATCTGTATCATTCCAAATCTCCGAACGACCAATACCAGCATAGTATCGAGTAGATGAAGAATCGAAATCTGAAAACAGATCTTCGAGAAAGAGTTTTTTAATTTTGTCAGTTACTATAGCAGCCATTTATTTGTCCTATGAAATTGTTGCGCCGTTCGATGATACTACGAACCACTCACTTGCAGACGTACTGTATGCGAGTGTTACCGATTGACCGTTCGTCAAAACAACGGTATCTCTGGTCGAACTGTTATTTGTAATAGTAACAGTTGCGGATCCAGTGTTTATATTTATTAAGTGTTTAACTTCCCCATCTACTGTTCCATCTGCCATAGACGCTGTCACCGCAGTCGCCATGTTGAAGTAAGTGATAGGGGCATTAAGAGAAATTGTAGCAGGAGTTGCAGTTACATTCTGAACACCTAGTGCTAGTTTTGTTTCAACCGCAACCGCACCAGTTCCTTTACCATGCAATTCTAAGTTAACATTTGCCTGATCACCTACCGCCTTTAGTGCTGGGTGTAGGTTAATTGCAGCTGAAACAACCTCAACATTGTTGATAGCGTTTGTTGCTGGAGTAAGAGTAATTAGTTCGTTACCAGATCCATCATCAATTGCAGTAGATATTTTTGGTTCTGAAATTACTGGAGTGGTAAGTGTTTTGTTAGTTAAAGTCTGAGCATGACTATTAAAAGTAAACTCATCATTTGTACCTAGTAAAGGTAGAGTTACTGTACGATCAGCTGCAAGTTCACTCACACCAAATATGTATTGGTGATTAGCACTTGTATCATTAATTTGTGGAGTAGTAATAACAGGACTGGTTAAAGTCTTGTTAGTTAACGTTTGAGCAGGAGTAGTTAGTACGAAGTCACCGTCCGCATCTGGAAGTGTTAATACTCTATCTGCTGTCGCATTAGCGGCTGTCAGTTTTACTTCAAAGTTATCGATGGACGTTCCTTCAAATAAGATACCGTCAGAGTCGAACTGGATCTTAGTTGCCAGTACGTCACTATCCCCACCGAGGAATTTATAAAGTTCTACGAAGTTTGCGTTTATTTTTAAACCAGCAGTACGAAGGGTATCCCCTTGACCGTCATTCGCTACTACGCCTCTATTTAATACTTGTCTTGTCATCTCTTCTACCTAAGATTGTTACTTCTATTTATACGTTTTATAACAGTTCATCGAGAGTTATTTCACTATCTGAATCACCAGTTATACCAACTGCTGGGTTATTTGTGTCTTCCCTTTCAACGTTTCTCCAAGTAAACTGTTCTTGGTCAATCGTTTCTAGTGAAGATAATCCAATACCTGAACTATCCGCATTGTGATCAATATCAAATGTCGGTGAGTTAGGTTCTAGATATTCTGTCATGGTCTGATACAAGTTATGCAGTTCACCAATAGACTTATCTGCAACGTCCTTCATATCATTACCGCCTGGGTTAGGATAGGTTGTTGTACTACCCAAATTCATTCTGAACTTCATGTTAGTTCCTCCTCCAATATTAGTGTCGAAGTAATCAAACAGTGCAGTGTGTTGTGCGTAACCTTCTGGATGACGCATAGTTGCAATACCTTCCACTTCTTGTGGTGGAATGTCCAACGTGCCAGGAAATGGTTGATTCTCGATATCCAAATCAACAACACCTTCTAATTGTACTTGTGATCCCAAGTACATACCAGCTGGATGGACGAACAGTTTGTAAATATTTCTCCACTCAGATATAGACAATTCACTCTTGATTTGAATTGCATATGTCTGATATAATTTATCGTCTGTAAGATATCTTTGAGACGATGATCCGATTTCAGACTCATTTAAGTTGAAAACGTTTTTCTTTGTATAGACCACATCTGGATCTATATTAAAGAATGTACGAAAGAACTGTTGTATCGAGTACTTAGTACCTTTAGATTTGTACAATGTATTCGAGTACTTTGCAGCCTCTCTCTTATCTGGGAATCCTTCAAAGTAAGATTGTCCCAATAATAGTTCATCTTCTACGAACGATAGAAGATCAATATCTGTTTGAGTAATGTCCTTTGTAAGGAACAACTCATTAAGAAGATTAGTCGGTGAGGACTCCTGATCTTCAAACGAATAATAAGCCTTTAATAACTTGACAAATGTAGGATAATTCTCTACAATATGATCGGGAAGTACTTCCTCAACCTTATAGTGTCGTAGGTTTATTTCCCTACGACCTAGATCCGAAAATGTCTTATCTAAATGTGTGGTCATTAGTTAGTCGCTGTCGTTAGAATACCAGTTGTTTGTGATCTCGAATCATCGAAACTAAGAACATCGTTTCTCTGTGGTACAACTAATGATTGGTTAGCTGGAACCGCAGATACCTTAATAAATGTCTGACCTCCAGTAATACTATCTACTTGTAGTCCGACCAGATAAACTGTACCTGTACTTGATGCATAGTTACCTACATTATCTACCAATACACGGTTGTCTGTCAAGTTAATAACCTGTAAAATATTACTATTTAATTTGTTTCGTATAACACAGTTAACATTTTGGAATACAAAGTTTGTTGATGTGACGATAAAGTTCTCATCATCTCTCGATTGTAATTCAACAGGGAACTTCAATGTATGGTTTGATACGAGTCCGAGTGTCGGTGTGAATCTTTGTTGCATCTTCACTGAAGTACGAGAAGAAAGAATCGCAGGCGAGATTTCATCAATCAATGACAGTAGGTTTGATCGTCTAAACGCTTGGTCAAACTTACCAGTATTTTCATTAAAGTATTGACGTACCGCATCATCTACCTGTGTTTTAATTGTGTTAAGTGTCAATGAAGTAAGTCTTTCATTGAATTGGAATTTGGTGTCTAGTTCCACAAACGTTCTTACAGGATCAGCAAACTTCAAATCAAAAGAAGCGATTGACAACTGTTCTGCAAGATCTAAGATTGCGGTCTTAGTTGCATCTATTGTTGTGGTTGGTATATTAGTGTTGAACAGTACAGACATATAAACACATCCATACTCTTTAACAATATTGTCTTCTCCACCCCATGACTTGATGTCTTTAATTAGAGATGAGAAGTTACGTAATACAAGTGAAGAGTAATCTGCATGAGTTACCATTCTGTTTTGAGCTGCATATTGGAATGGTGCATTCTTACGAATAGATTCTAATGTTTCTTTCTCAGCACCACCAGATGATTCTGCTTCCGTTGTTATTGTTGGTGTACGAGTAGTACTTGCATTAATCTGAATTTCATTTACTGGTTCGAATATATCAGAGAAGTTAGCTGCATCACCAGATACAGATAAGTATTCAACGACAATCTTATTTCCTGGCTCTGGTGTTCTACCAAGAGTAGTACCATTACCAAAGGTTAATTCAAAATGTCCGTTAGGCATTTCTTTTAGAATGTATAGTGTCGAGTCGTTGTTAATTACATTTGCTTCAAGTATATTCTTATATGCAGTGAAGTCTAAAGATGTTGAACTAGGATGTACCTTTACTACCGCAGTAGATAGATCTAAGTTTTTATCTGGGATTATGTAAGTAATGTTTTCCGTGTTATCACCAGAGATAAACGTCTTAGTCTTTGCGTTACCCTCTTTGATAGGTATTATATTAGAACCGTTTTGTTGTTGGAACTCATAAAAACCAAACCCATCATCTGTCGCAGAAATGGTTTCTGTTGTTTGGAATGTGTATTCAACATCTTCTACAGATGTCGTAAATTTGTAACCAGAAGGTAAAGAGATACGTGGACTACGATCGGCTACACCATTTAGATTGATTGACATTTTAATGAAAGCAGTAGAGGCATTCTTACTATCTGGGATATATCCGATACCTTCGGAAAGAGATACCAAAGAACTACGCAACTGTGCAGTACCAAGGAAGGATTCGTTCAATGCGAAGTTGGCAGTCAACGCATTTATATGCGTATTATATGCCAAAACATCTAATAGGTTTGATAAACCAGATGCTTCGAAATTGAAGTCCTTAAACTCCTTTTCCTGTTGAAGGTATTCTTTCAGATTGTTTTTGATTGCCTGAAAGTCTAATGCTGTTGATTTTATTGTTGTTGCCATTTATCTTAACCTACTTAATACGGTAGTAAATTCTACAAGTTCTCCAGTGTTGATTACCTTAAAGATAACCGTTACTTCAGCAGAGTTGTAGTCTGGTTGCATGTTGACCGACACCTTTAGTGTAGGTATGTCAACACGAGGTTCATATACTTCTAAAACGTTCTTAATCTCACGAATTACAGACTTCTCTGTTCCACCGTCTGCAAGTTCAAATAAGAAATTATAAAGGTTTCCACCATAATATGGATTGAATGGTTTCTCTCCTTGGTTAGTTAACAGGAGATTCTTTACCGCAAACTTCACTGACTCTACATTTAGTTTCTTGTAGATATCTCTAGTTTGCGATTTGAGAGCCAACGACAAATCTATATCAGAGTATTCTTTGTTACGTGTTGCGGTAACAGTAGACGCTGATGATAGATTAGTGTCTTCTATCGATAATGCTCTTGTGATTGCCATATTAGTCTCTTAAATAACCTTGTATCTATTTATACGTTTTAATCTAGTTTTACTTCGATTAATTCCTTAGATGATAGTAACTTACTATTATAAGTTGTTGTTACTGATCCCTTGAAACCTAAATCAAATGATTCCGAAACCTCAGGCATCTCGATCGCAATCTGAGATGTCAGAGATCCGTCTGGGTTATAGATGTCATAATCCAGAGTTAACTTGTCAAAGAAACAATAGTCTTTCCAGTATTCTGCAACATCAAATGTCGCACTGTGATCTATCTTGCCTTCTCTATCAATAACCTGATATACTACAAGACGACCATCTTGTTTCTTTATGTTGTCACCCCCTACTGTCTCCAGAGGGCCACCTTTGTAAATACCTTCACTCACAATAAGACGTACATTGTTAAACAAGTCTGTATTACCATTGATTGTTCTGTACATCTCTGCGTGTAAATAAAGGTTACGTGCAATTTGTTTTCTTTCTTCTGCCGTACCAACATGAGAGAACGGAGTCTTGTCTCCATACGCACCAAGGTATTTCGCAATGGTTACGCCTGGCGCTAACTTAGTTCTAGATGATATATTGTCTCCGTCTAGAAAGTTTGGATTGTATAATGGATCTGGTAATATAATCATCCTTTAAACCTCTTACCTCTATTCTCAATTGAATTACCGATCGGAACAAATCCAAATCGTGAAGACTCTTTTGTACCAACAGTTCTTCCGATCTTAGGTGGACTTGAGTTATCAAATTGTGAGTTTAATTTACCTTCCGCAACCATCTTGTTTCCAATAAGAGAACGGTTCGCAGTATCACGAATCGTAGATCTAATCTCTTGTGTTGTCGGAACCTTTTCAAATAATCCTTCGTAGTCATCACGTAGTAGAATCTTATTCTTCAATACGTCACCAGCATCCACTGTCACGGTACGTACAGAGAAGTCACCCATAGTCATCATTGCTCCAATTGCATCTGCAAGTGGTACAGGTTTCTTTGGTGTTGGTGTCTCTTGTGCTTCAACTGCTTTCTTAACTGTTGGGTTAGGGCCAGATCCAGCTGCCCCTAATGCACCAGCGGTTCCCGCTTTGGTCGCTTGGTGTGCAGTCTTTGCCTTATCACATACGTTTGCGTTATAAGATCGAATCGCCTCTGTTGCCTGTCCGTGGAATGATCCATAGAACGCAGCTCCAGATGCAAATGGAACCGCACCTTTTGGCCCCATGTAAACTGGTGAAGTCATCTCTACCTGTTCACCACCGATTACACCTTTCATACCCATGACAGACAATTCAGATCCAGTGATTGCCATTACTGGTGCAGTCTGAATGTATTCATCTTTTGCAGTCATGATTAAACGATTGTCAGTAAACACATTGAGTTCTCCCTCAACGTGTTCCTTAGAAAAACCTTTAGTCCATTCTGTATTGTTACCCAATATCAATTCAGACTTGTTCTCTACAGTCTTGTATGAGGCAGACTGTTTAGTGATATATTCTGTATTACCACATACTTCGGTTCTTTTATTCAACAATACATGTTGCTTATTGTGTCCATGTATGTTAAGATTATGGTTACCACCTACGTCCATATTCCAGTCACCTGTAACCGTCTGGTTCAGATTACCTTTATAGACCATCTCTGCATCACCCTCTACGATGACCGTATTGTCTCCTCCAGTCACCTCGACTTTATTGTTAGGGGATGATATAATGATAGAACCATCCGCTCGCATTTCAATACCACCACCTTTACGGTGTTTGATAAGAATACGTTCACCGCCTGGCGTATCATCATGTTCGATCACATGTCCAGATGCGGTCTCCATAACCTGATTGAAAGGATACTGAGAAGGTTGTTGATCTTCTACATTTAACGAGACGTTGAAGTCTCCACCCCCAAGATAAAGTTCATTTACCTCAAATCCACGGGCAGCCTTATTCAGTGAAGACGAATAGTGATAATTTGTTTTGGGAAACTCACCAGTAGGATCTTGAAAACCATCTAGTGGTACTCCAAGTGTTCCTTCTTTGGCTGGGTTTGTTCCCTGTTTATTTTTTTCGCTTTCTATTGTCATTGTGCTTTCTTCGTTATCAGTTCTTCGGGTTTCATCACTTTGTCGTTCGCAAGATCTTCATATACAGATTTCTTACGGAATACTGTTTCGACATATTCCGATACTTGGAAATGTGGATCAGATACTAGTGGTTGTATTTCGTTATGACCAAATACCTGACCACCAAAATATCTACGGTAGAATGCTTCACATACTGCTTCTAGTGTAGACATCTGTTCACGAGTAAATGATTGAGAAGATCTATATGTCAATGGATCTGGACATCCAGTAGAACAATTCAATCCACCAATCAAACATATGTCAATTGAATTTTCACCGTGACCATTTGCACCGTTTGTTTCACCGATCTTATCTAATGGTCGTCCTCTCTGTAGTTTACCGTCTCGTCTTATCACCAGATGATATTTAATACCATCCTCTCCTGATTGATTGTGTTGTATATGTAACTCTTCACAACCAATGTTCTGGTTTGTGTAAGTATCACTTGAATGAATAATCATCTCTGTGATAGGTCTATTGATCTTCTTAAACTGTAGACCTAATTCTTCTTTTGAATCTATGTAAGTAAATGAATCGAACGCAGTCTTTTCACCATCAAAACGTTTTAATGTCTCACTGAGATCATACTCTTTAGTAACAAAAGAATCCGCAGTCGTTACAAGACTTCCTGATATAGTTGTATCTAGTTTAGACAACTCTTCTTCAGTTGCGAATACACGTGCTTCGACCTCATTTATTTCTTCGTCTGGAATACCAGCCGCTTGTGCCTTTACCTCTAACTCTCTAACAAACTCACTGTTTGTCTTATCGTCATCAATTGTTCCGATCACCACTTTCATCTTAGGTGACAATGCAGTATCGTTCTTAATCGTAGTCTGTGTTGCTCTTGCAAGTCCTTCTTTTGTACCATCAAGAGAATTAGTAACAATGTTTGATATTTTACTTAGATCTAATTGTGCGTTAGATGTGAAAGCACGGATCTTTGACGATGCATCATTAGTGATGTTCTCTGTAAAATCTTGTAGTAATCCAAGACCAGTCTTTACTGGGGACTTATTAATAAACCCCTCAAGATCTTTTTGTGCTTTCTTCAATCCATCAAGTGGATTGTTTACACCTGAAGTGACCTCTTTGGCAATGTCGTCTGCACTTGCTTTTATACTATTGACATTGTTCTTTATATCGTCTATACTACCGATAGAAACTTCATTCGTAACATTACTTAGATCGGGTGCATTTACATTAAGTGAAGGAACCGCAGATACTTCTTTGATCACGTCACTTATCATGTTTTCTGCTTTCTTTAGTGTATCGGTGATTGCACTCAGTCCACCCGATGCACCACCACCTGTTCCAGATGCAGCTTTTGTTTCGGATGCGACTGCTTGTATCTTAGATTTCAACGCACCTGATTTACCTTCAACATCACTTGCAGTAGCATCGATTGCATCTAGAGAAGATGCACCTAAAGTTGCAGTTTCCAGTTTTGCGACAGGAGCGCCTAATCCAGTAAGTTGTTGTACTACGGATGACACAGATTGGTTCTCTGTTGCACCCGCTGTAATTGTTGGTGCATCAACAGGAAGTTGTCCGTCTGAGTCTGCCTCAGATGGATCTGCACTATGTGATGATACTGAAATAGTAGGAACCGATAAGTCTAATTGTATTGAAGATGGATCGGGTATTCCTGACAGTCCAGTTACATTATCACCGAAAGAACACATTGCATCACCCATCGAAGTCTCACCAACATTATCTATTTTACTTTCTAGTGATTCTATACCAGCATGTATACTGCCTGGCCCATTACCAAGAAGTGTTGCGTTTTTGGCAAAGGTATTCTCCTTCAATGAACCTGCGGTTTCATTTATCTTAGAGTCAAAGTCCTGACCAAGTTGGGTAGCACTTAACTTTGCGTTTAATTGACTTTTATTTAACGGCATTTACTCACCCAATAGTTCCTGAAGTTTGACAGCAATAACGTCCACCACTCTAAAGTCGTCCTTCTTCCTTAGACCAAGGTAATACTTTGCGAAGATTCTTTGACAACTCTTATCGTTTTTCTTTTCTAAGGTATCGGATCTCAGTAGTCTTATGTTAGCAGCTGCTTGACTACTATTTAGTTCGTACTTAGTGAAGACTAATTGTGAACTATACTTTCTCCAGTCGTTAGAGAAGTTCTTTAGTAACTGTTTTCTTGTACCTGACCATGCACCAATACCAAGAGGGTTCAGATCAGTAACATCTTCGGCCGCAGTTTCATTTAATCCAGAGACGTGTATTA